TGAAGTTTTCAGTTACGATCATTTCCGCGCCTCCTTATGCAATCGGTGTGCCGTCAGCATACTGTGTCTCGTAGATACTGCCCTCGATGGGGAGAATCTGGTTGTTGGTATAGCCGAGGATGGTAGACCAGTTTGTCGCGGATTGATAGTTCGCTATCTGTGCCTGCGGAACATAAAGAGTGCCGCCTGTGCTGCCGGATGCGAACTTTGTTGAGTTGAAAGCGTTTGTATTGTCCAATGTCGTAACGCCATTCCGCCGCAGCACCAAAACGGCAAAGTTTGAATTGTTAGAAAACGCACTTGAACGAATTCTACTTAATCTTGTCCCGAAATCCAGCTCTTTCAGATACCCAGATGCTATATTGCAGAATGTTTGAATTGCGATATCGGTAGCGTTCGGGAACGCGATCTTTTGAAGATGTGTTCCGTAAAAAGCATAGCCAGCGAATGTTTTTACGTTGTATGTCTTCAGTGATGCCAGCGCACTACAATCGCGAAAAGCTGAAGCGATAATTTTCGTAACATCTTCCGACTCATACGATGTTAGCGTGTTCATGCACCGTTTTACGAGAAAATCTTCCCCTCCTGCCTCAATCGCCTCGACCGCGCTCACAAACCCAGCCGGGAAGGCGAGCTGTGCGGACGTGCCGCTTTTCGTGCGGATCGCATCGGCGACGGAAGTCAGGTCGGCATCAAGCTGAGTGCTGTCCACGAGTTTGTCAACTGCCATCAGTAGTTACCTCCCTGCCATGTCGAAAGCGTCTGTGCTGCCCATGCGGAACCGTTCCAAACGAGGAATGCGCCGGCCGCCGGGGAAGATGGCGCGGTGATTTTGCTATCCACATTCGTCTTTGCGACAGAGTTTTCGTATTCCGCCTCCTGCCGCGTTTTGTTTACGATTGTGATAGTCTGAGCAGTGCCGCCAGTCACACCTACGAAATACTGTTGCGGCTTTCCGGCGGGCATATTGAGCGTTCTGGGGGACGCTGCTCCAGAAATTCCCCAATAGGTTCTCTGCGTACCAGCTTCGTCATAGAAACGGATCTGGGTCGGCGTGAAAGAAGTACCCTCGGCAGAGGACATGACGATCACATCCCCTGCCTCGCAGTAAAAGGGAACGAGATCGTCCAGAGCGGCAATTTCAGCGACCAGCTTTTTCTCACAGGCATCGAGCGCGGCCTTGATGATCTTGTTCTGGACAGGGTTGGTGCTGCTGTCGGAAAGCGCGGAATCTACGGTGACGGAGCTGCCGCCATGATCATCCACATACTTCTTGGTGGCGACATCCATATCGTTGACAGGCGCAGCACCGACAGTCGCCTTTCCAGCGAATACGGCGTTGCCGTCCCAATCCAGCGTTGCGGCATTGCTCCGGGCATCGTCTGCCGTGCCATTGCCGATGATGACGGCGTATTTCCTTGCGCCAGCTCCGTGGGTGGTGTCAACCTCGTTGGTGTCAGGCTCGTTGTAGGAGCCAGCCACGAGAGATCGAGCGCCGGTTGCATCTGTGCCATAGCCAAATGCCGAGGCCGCTGCTGCTTCGGCCTTTGTGTCGCGGTTCGCAGCAAACGCAGAGCCACCGGAAGCGGTAGAACCATTGCCAGCCGCCACAGCAGCCGTTCCGGACGCGGTAGAGCCACTTCCGAGTGCGACCGCTGCATTACCTGTGGCGTGTGTCTGATAGCCGATTGCAGCAGACCCGATTTTTGTGGATTCACATCGATAACCGATTGCGACAGCTCCGTTCCCGCTCGCTGTGTTCGAAACGCCGATAGCAGTCGCGGCAGTGCCGGATGCGGTGTTCGGGTCACCCGTGTTCACCTTGCTGCCGATTGCGATTGCGTTCTGAGCACTGGCGATGTTGTTCGTGCCGATCGTCATAGCTCCCGGCGCGGTAGACTGGTTAGCGCCGCCGAGAGCGATAGCTTCGGAGCCGGTGGCAGTGTTCGGGTTATTCGAGTTAACAGAGACGATACTGTCCGCGCCAGCGCCACGAACGACAACGGCTGAACCACCGCCGCCTGTCGGTGCGAGAGCGCCCGACAATGCCTTTGTCTTCGTGATGGTTCCGCCCAGATCCACGCGGTTTTCCGCAATGGTTCCGTTAAGCTCCATACATCACGCCTCCCATTCTGTCACATTGAACGCGATTTTGAAGTTGCTGGCCTCAATCACGTTGTAGTAATTCTCGCCGCTCTGGAGGCCGACATCGTAGTAATAGCAGCCAAAGGGCTTGTCCTCGGTGTCAGAAGGATCCAGAGCAAAGACGTATTTGCCGTCCTCGTCAGTATCTGTCGGGCCGGCTTCTTTGACGAAGATATAGTCCGTGTCCTCCGGCTTTTTCTTCACGCCAAAGCGCAGAACCTCGCCCGTCTGGAGCGTGTATTCGTTGCCGTCCGCGTCCTGCACAGACAGCGCCAGCGAGAGGGTCGTGCCTCTCACCATAGTCAAGGGCTGTTTTGCCATTTCTTAGCCTCCTTATGCTATGGCCCACAGGCCGATGCCGATAATATCGACGCAAATAGTCCCTGTCGTACTCGCAGGGCGAATGAATTGTGCTGACCCAGCACTTGTCAAAGATACGCCCTGAATCCTTTCCGGGATCGCAGCGGCATTGCTGCTGGCGTTGTCGTCTGTTGTTACATCGACCGACACGAAAGGCCGAATTCCAGCAAAAGCAACGGGCCAGTCTCCGAAACTAAGAGACGGGCTTTCGTACATAGCTCCCCAAGCGGTAGTGATTGCCACATTTGTGTGCGTGACACTTTTCCAGCAAAGTAGGAGCCCATTCGCGAACTTTGCATAGCTGCCATTGCTGTTCGCCCCGATTTCACAACCGAGGCCCTGAACCGTCAGAGTGAGATCGGCAACATCGTCCGCGACAGCTCCGATAGCGGTGTCTACTCGCGCGAACTGGTCAACGCCGTCGATTGCCAGTTTCCAGCCAGCCGCCAGTTCCAACATTTTTGAGAACTCGGCGACTTTGCCGATGGCGATACCGTCACCGCCAGACTTGAAGTTCATCGTGGCGAATGCGGTACTCAGTTGCAAGTCAATTGCGACAGAGCCAAAATCGTCCGTCAGGGCAAGCTGGATGTCGTATGTGTCGTTGGTATCAGCAGGGACAACCGCATAGCCCGTCTGGGCGTAGGTGGACAGCGTCACCGCCTGATCGGTGTATGTCTCTGCCGAGCGTTTCTTATACCTCGCCACAAGGGTCTTGCTGTTGTGGTTATTCAGCGGCGAGACCTCGACGGAGTAATCCACCCTGCAGTAAGCGCCCTGATCGTTCAGCGTCCCATCCTGATTGCAGCGGTGGATAGTGAAGCTGGTGATCTGCGGCGGCGAATACGGCAGGATGGTGATCGTCTGCTGCGCTGTGTTGGAAGAAACGCCTCGGCTGTCTACAATCCTGCCAGATACGGCGGTGTTGCCCGTGGACACGATCTCGTCCGTTGTCGCCGGGTTGGTTGCGTAGTCCTGCCCGTTGGCGTTGATTGCCGTGGCAGCATATACAGCGCCGTAACGATAGGTCGCCGACAGCTCGACTTTGATCTTTGATTTTGAGGCAACAAAAGCGCCGTAGGTGGTAGCGTGTCCTGTTGGGTCATTCACGGCCATTGTCACGTACGGGGCCACATCAGCATCTACGAAGTTGATGGTGACAACGACGCTTCTCGTGCCGACCGAATAGCCAGAATAGAAAGTCTCCACCGTGATCGTCGCCGTGGTGCTCTTGGCGTTGGTCAGGAGCGGAGCATAAGTGGCGACGCTGGGTGTCCATGTGACCGTGGGATAGGTCGCGCTCTGCTCCAGAAGCGTCTCTGTCTGGCCCAAACAGGTGACCTTGACCGTGTGCAGAGCAGAATCCAGATTGCGGGACAGCGTGATCGTGTTCGCCGTTCCAAATGTCGCCGGGTTGGTACAGGTGACAGTAGATGCCTCACCGTAAGCACCGCCGAATGTGACAGATACAGAGCCTATCGCATATCGGTTATAGCTCGTATTCGACGGGTAAATCCATAGGTAGAATGTCTTGTTAGGCATCATCTGAACAGATACCGAGCCGTTGCTTGTCAGTTTCCCGTCGTGATAGGACACCGTATCGCCGCCACTTGCACCGCCTTTATAGGCATTTGCGTCCTCGCTGATCCTCCAACGGAATGCGCCGGGGTCTCCGCTCGACTCAGATGTTTGGCCTGTCGGGCGCATATACGCGGTAGAAAAAGAAAAGGAAGCAGCGCCAGAGCTTGGCGTTGTAAATCGGAACCGGCCGACGACCGGGAAGCCGTCAAAGCCTATCGTCCCGACATAATCGCCTGAGGTTTGTTCTGTACCACCGCGATAATAGGTTGCAGTTGTACTTGCCATATCATTCTCCGATCCAGGTGAAGTCGAGGCTCCCGTTACTGCGCGGGATAAATGCATAATCGCCGAGGATCAATCTGCCACCGACAGGAATACGAAGCGTTTTCGGCGCAACAAAATCTTGCGCCGTCCAATAGGTGATCGGAACACCGTTGGAGTAGATGCCGATGCGATCATTCTCCACAGTCAGCGTGATTTCGTTTCCGACTTCGCCCAGCGTGATGTTGCCGCCCGCCAGATTGATGTATTTCTGCAGGCTGGCAAATTTGGCGTCAGCATTCGCTTGGACGTCGTCGACGTCCTGTGCCAGACTCGTAAACCGGATATTGATGCCCTCAGCGGTCTGCTGGATTTGCGTGGAGACCTGTCCGACGAGCTGATCTGTCTGGTCTTTGGTGTAGTAGCCCTCCGTGACCGTGAGCAGGATAGTCTCAGACGATTGCTCAATCGCGGAAGTATTACGCAATTCCACTTCCCGGACTGTCCGGGCCGTCTGGGCCGTGACGTTGGCCTCGACGGTCTGCATGGCGACGGCTGTCTGCTGTCTTGTGCGCTCCGTCAACGAATAGGTGGTAGCGCCAAGGGTAAGCTTGTTTTGCGCCGGGTTTAACCAGTTGATGCTCAACTTCTTCACCAGGTATCTGGCGAGGAGCTCGTGGGCGGCGTGCTTGTCGTCCACCACGTTGACATATGTGCCCACAGAGAACGTGTTGACGTCATAGCCTGCCGCGGACAGATCCGCAGCCGTCAGCGTGACCGTGGAGGCGATCATGCGCTTCTGCGCGAGGGCTGCCGCGGCCTTTGTCAGCAGGTTGGAAGCGACGGTCACGTCGTCCCACACCATCGTTTTGATTATAAAGCCGTACTGTGCCACTGCGTCCTTGCTGTAAACATAGTCCCCGCTCTTGCAGATGTCGCTCGTCTCCGAGTCTTCCAGCTGCGAGATGGTCAGGCGCTCGCCGCCCTCCTCCGGGGCAGCCCCCAGCGGCAGGATGGCGCTCACGATGTCCTCGCCCTTGCGCTCGGTGGACAGGGACAGCATATTGAGACCAAACTCCACTTGTTGGCTGGCCAGCAGGGAGAAGTCCGCCAGGTAATCGATGTACACGCCGTCCTGCTCGTGCCGGAATGAGATATAACCGCCCAGGGTGTCCAGCAGTCCCTCTTTGACCAGCTTCCAGGTCGAGGAGTATTCGGTGTCAGATCTCGCGATGTAGTTGTTGGGATCCGTGACCGTGACGTTGCCGATGATAAAGCGCCGATCCGCTTCCACCTGTTCGTTGTGGCGCCCGATCAGGAAGGCGAAGTAATCCGCCGGCCCGGTGTGCTCGTCGTCCAGGGGGAAGCTAAAGGGCCGTTGCACGCTGTCATTGAGGAAGGCCAGCACGCCCTCACAGGTGACCGTCTTCTCATTGTGCCAGCCCAACTTGTCATTTAGGACGCGGCCACGAAATTTGACTTCCGCGCCGTAGTACAAAGTGACCGTCGGCGCGAGCTTTACGACCCGCGCAAAATTCGGGTGGTCTGGATAAACGGTAAAGGTCAGCCTGCCGGCCTTGTTGAGCTCCGGCTCATACTTGGGGGAGAAGACCTTGTAAGCATCGACGCTCGGAAGGTAAAGCGGATAGCCGTCGACGTAGAGCGTCCAGTCTTTCACAGTGTCCCCTCCTGATAGGTTAAGGTCACCGTGGCGGTACCGGTGATCGTGACGTCGGTGTATCCGGCCTCCAGGATGAAGGTCGGGATCAGGATCCCGGATCCTGCGCTCACGGCCACAGAGGAAGATCCCCAAGCGATCGTGATGTCGCCGGTCGTGCTGATCTCCGGCACAGCGGGCTTCCCTTCGTTGTAAAGGGAGATCGTCTTCTCGCCGGACACGGAGACAACGACCTCGGTCTCGTCCAGCTGGAGCTTGTACGGTTCGGCCAGCACGGTCACCGGGATGGTGCAGGCGTGATAGTTGGCGGTGTCGCCGATGCTCATCACGCCCTTGTAATAATGCTCGCAGTCATTCGGGAGCACGAGCTGGACAGATCTACCGTGGTACTGCTGCCGGAGGCAATTGAGGATCCTGGCGAAGGTCACCTCGTCGGTGTGGCGGAAGAGCCGGAAAGAGATCGTCCGGTTTTTGTAGACCGGGCGGCCCTGCGGGTAATCGCTCATGTCGAGAGAGCCGTCCGCGCCGGGAATGTCGACGTAATTGGTCTTTTTCTCCGGTGCTCCGATCTTCACGTCGGAGAGGAGAAAAAGGCCATACTCGTCCAGGGTGTTGACCCCGTTGATATAGCATCCGTAAAGCATCAGGCAAGCCCCCTCTGCGTCAGGGCGTCAAGTCCGCCCAGTGCTTCATTCATACCGGCCGCCAGGCCGCCGACAAGCGTGTCTCCGTCGAGATAGATGTCCAGGCGATCCAGGTGCTGGTCGATCCGGTCAATGGCCTCCAGCAGGGCGCTCGTCCTGCCTGCGCCGTCGTCCTTGCCGACCGCGGTCTCGATGTCGCGCATCAGAGCGGCCCGGCCGTAAAGGACCTCGTCGCCGACCTCGCCAGCCCCGAACAGGGTGGCGGATCCGAACAGGTACGGGTCGTCCATAGCCTTTGCGTTCCAGCTGATCTTCGGCACGGAGGGCGGGATGATGCTAAAGCCGCCGGAAATACTGAGTCTCGGCAGCTTCGGAAGCGCGCCTAGGATGATATCGGGCAGCTTGAAGCTAATGCTCGTGACCTTCTTCCAGGCCTTCTCGACAGCCGTTTTGATCGAATCGAAGGCGCCAGAGACACCGCTCTCGATGGACGTCCAAGCTCCGGAAACATTAGAGACAATAGAATCCCAAGAAACGCCGCCCTTCAAAGTGTCCCACGCCGTCGAAACGGCGGACTGGATTCCGGTCCAAGCTCCGGCGACGGCGCTTTCGATTGCGTTCCATGCTCCGGAAACATTAGAGACAATGGAGTCCCAGGAAACGGCGCCCTTCAAAGTGTCCCAGGCTTCAATAACAGCGCCCTTGATGCCTTCCCAAGCGCCAGAGACGCCGCTTTTGATGGTATCCCACGCGCCGGAGACAGCGGACGCCACTTTGCCGAAAGCCGAAGAAGCCGCAGTCTTGATGCCCTCCCAAGTTTTCGAGAGGAAGGGACCGATCACGCCCCACGCGGCCTTTGCCGTGCTGGTGATCCCGGACCAGGCAGCCGTGAAGACGTTCACGATCCCGGACCAGTAATCGCTCGCCATGGTTTTGATGCCTTCCCAGGCGCCTGCCCAGTCTCCGGCAAAGATGGAGGAAAAAACAGAGAACGCATCCGAGAGGAAGGTCAGGCCGCCCTCAAATCCGGCTTTCAGTGTGTCCCAAATGCCAGATGCCGCGGCGGTGATCGTTCCACCCCAGGTGCTCCAGAATGCCGTCAGGCCGTCCAGAGCGCCCTGCCAGCGCTCCTGGATGCCGGTCCAGATATTGCCAAGACCCTCGGCCAGCTGCCCGCCGTGCTCGCTCCAGAAGGTCTGGAGCGTGGACCACGCGTCGCCCACGACGGTCGAGATCCCAGACCAGGCAGCCTTCGCGCCGGAGCTGATCATGCTCCAGGTCTGAGACATGAGATTGTACAGGCCGGGGGCGTTCGTCTTGATGGAGTCTTTGAGCTTGCCGAAGGCGCCGACAAGAGATTTGCCGATTCCCTGCCCGGCTTCTTTGGCGACATCCCATACACCGAGGAAGCTGTTTCCGATTGCCGGCAGGATGTTTTTGCCGACGGTGAGCACGGATTTAAACACATTGCGGAATGTGCCGCGCACATCGCCGCCCAAAGCGAGGTTGGCCAGGAAGTCGGACCAGGAGGATTTCAGCATACCGAGGGAGCCGGAGATCGTCTCCTCGGACTCCCGGGCGAAGTTACCGGCATACTGGCTGGTCCGGTCGAAGAACATCTCCATGGCCAGGCGGCTCTTTTCTGCCTGACTGGCGGTGTTCCAGTCGAAGTTGATGCCCTTTTCCAGGGCATATGCCTGCAGCGTCGTGGCATTCATGGCAACGCCCAGGTTGTCCATCATGGTAAAGTTGCCCTTTGCCGCGCCGGCAATAGCCTCCATGGCTGCCGAAGTGTCCAGGCCCATGACAGACGCGACGTCCGCCGCCCGCTGCATGGCCTTGGTGGTCAGCTGCATGGACTCGACCTGCTTCATGCCGGAGCCCTGGAAGAGAGCGCCCATCTTATTGGCCGTGGCCATATAATCCGACGCGGACAGGCCCATGTTTTTGTATGCCTGACGCGCGCGGCTTGTGATGTCAGTGGCGGCTTTGCCGAAGACGGCCTCGGTGCCGCCGATATTCTGCTGCAGCTCGGCGCCCTGGTTGACTGCGGATTTGAAGAAGTCCGTGATCACCTTGGTCGCGCCGGCGGCCGCGAGAAACTTGCCGATCTTGCCGACAAAACTCGCGCCTGCGAGCTTGCCGCCCTTCTCTCCGGCTTTTTCACCGGCGCCGCCGAATGCTTCTTCGAGATTGCTGGTAATGCCTTGGGTTGACGGTAAAACCTCAACATAGGCTGTCGCAATGGTTCCAGGCATCTCGTCAACCTCCTAAAAGTCTTTTTTGCGCGGCCAGGAAGGCGTCACCGGAAGAGAACGACACGATTTCCTTTTTCGCCGCACGGTCTGCCCTCGCGTTTTTGATTGCCTCGACGATGGACGGCGGGCGGTTCCTGTTATTCGCCCCGTCCTTTGACTGCATCCACGCAAGGATCCCCAGACGGTCCGCGATCATGGACAGCATCAGCATCCGGGGCGACACGTCCACCGGCGACAGCGCGATTTTGATCCGCGAATCGTCAGGTAAACCGAATGCGAGAGTCGCCAGCAGTTTGACCGGCAGCTCTCGCATCGCATACACGTGATAGTATTGGGCCATGTCGCAGATCAGCGCGTCCTCGTCCTTTGCAATCATCGCCGCAAGGGCGATTATTTTTTTTCGCCTGCCTGATCCAGGATCTCTCCCACCTCGGCGGCCACCTTCTCGATCGGGACGCGCCCGTCCTCCTCGCGCACGTGGTCATAAAGCCGGGCCTTGTTGTCTTTGCCCAGGAGCTTCGTGAGAAACGGGGAATACGCCAGGGCATCGCCCTCGTCGATCCGGACGACGAGATCCAGAACCTCCATGTCGTTCATGGTGTCCTTATTGATCTCGCACTCAAAACCGGTGGTGGTTTTAACCTTCATGGGTCAATCCTTTCTGGCCATCAGGCCTGCTTGATGTAGGTGTAGTGGGTATTGCCGGCAGCATCCGGGAAGCAGGTGATGGTCACCTGATAGCCGACCGCGCCGTTGTCGGTGTACTCCACGTCGCCGATCTCGGTGATCTCAGCGTGGGGGACGACAATACGCTGCAGGACGCCGCCGCGCATGATCATGTCGAACACCATGACGTGGCCCTCGTCCTGGTCAGCATTCGCCTTGACGGTGATGCCATCCGCCAGGGTGCCGGTCACGTTGTCGGCGCCGTAGATGAAGCCCAGGACGTCAGCGTTGAGGACTTCAATCAGCGTAAACTGATAGGTGTCCTGCTTCTGGGTGAGGGGCGTCAGAACGACGTCGCCGCCCCAGGCGCGGACCTGCTCAGTTTCGGGGCTGTTGGAATTGACCAGGCCGTCCTCGCTGATATAGCCGAGACCCTTAAAGGCCGCAGCCAGGGCCGTGGTGGCGTCGGTGGGGAGAGTAGTGTTAAGCGGAGCGATGGAAGCCGCACCGCCGACCGCAGGCTTGCCCGCGGAAACATTAGAAACAGTCTGAGCCATTGTATGGCCTCCTTTTTAGTAGTGGGTCAGGTCAAAGATGGCCTGGTAGCGCCTCGACTTCGTGGCCGTATTGTTGAACACGTAATCACTGTCGAGTGAGACGCTGGCGATGTCGTCCAGGCGGATGATCTCGAACATGGCAGCCTTTACCGCATCGTTCAGCACCGCAGCCTCGTAAAGCGTTGGCGCGTATGATTGGATCGCAAAGGACGCGCTGTCGATCCGGTTTACCCGGCCGCTGCCGATCTTCTCGATCACGATAAAGGCTGTCTGCGGCTCGTCTGCCGGCACTTCCATATAGCAGGGCACGCCGACTGCCTCCTGCAGATAGTCCAATACAGTTTTCTCAATCATTCGCGGTGCCTCCGTCTGGACGCTTTCGCAAGCGTGTTGTTTTGCTCGTTATCATACGCCGCGGCCTCCGTCGCCGGTTTGACGAGGAAGCCGGTACGCGTTGACAGCTGCCGGCGTTCGACGATATAGCCCTCGCCGGATTGCGCCGCCATGCCCTGGGCGATGGACTGGCATTCCCCGGCAATGCCGGCGCCGTTCAGCAGCTCAGAGCGGACGACGCCCTGGTGCAGCACGATCCGAACCTTCTTAGCCATAGCGTTCGACCTTCACTTTCTTATTCCAGAAAAGCGGGATCAGCTCGTCCTGGCCCTCGGTCGGGATCCCGATCACCTGCCAGGTCTGCCCGAAAAACTGCACGCGCTGGTTTTCCCAGTCGTGCGCGTCGCCTTTCGGGATCCCCAGCTGGTAAACGGCTTTTCGGCCGGTCAGGTTCAGCGTTTCGAGGACCTCTTGATCGCTCAGAGGGGCGATCAGGACGTTTTCTACATCAACGGGTACTTCGGCATAGGTGGGACGGTTGAACGCGTCCACGCCCGTCTGCTGCTTCTCAAGAAGGGTCACCGTGGTTCCACTCAGTGCCATATGGTTCGATCACTCCTATCTTCTGCCGTCGAAGCCCCAACCGGGCAAGCTCGCTTTTCTTGATGAAAAGTCCACCGCCCGGTACCAGATAGGTCCCGCTCTGGGAATATCCAAGGGCGCTCTGGGAAAACTGCGTCATTGGTGCTTCGTTGTTCGGGGTCATGAGTGTGCGCGCCACCACATCTACCGTGACAGACTTGGTCACAGCAGCAAGCTCCGGGCTGGCCGCGATCAGCTTGTCCAGATCCTTCCCGACCTTCCGCGCCTCCATTCGAAGGCTGTCGGAGACGATTGGGAGCAGGGCCTCCGCCCGCTCGCATTCCGCTACACTCAGATCACGCCACAGTGCAACGACATCTTCCACAGCGGCGAAGGAGCTCATTTCCCAGGCTCCTTCGCCCTTCCCGCCTCATCGCTGCCGTTGTCCGGCTTCTGGGCAGCCTTCTTTTTGACCAGTTCCCAGTTCTCGCCAGTCACCTTGGAATCGGTGCGGATCTCCGCACCGGTTTTCTTGTTCCTGTAGGTGTTCATGAGGAAGCCTCCTTAGTTGGCCTTAATGACGCGGGCGAAGGCAGCAGGCAGCAGGATGCCCCATCCGATGTAGCACTCGCCGCGGAGATACACCTGATTATGGCCGGCCAGGTCGCCCTTCTCGGCATCGTTGTCAGGGTTACCGTATCGGATGACCTCCACGGAGATATCCTTGGCATAGCCCCAGCGGAAGAACTGCTCGAAGTCGCCCAGGATGGCCATGTCCTTCGAGGTGCCAAAGGAGACGGTGCTGTTCGAGTCAACGGGCAGACCGTTGATCGTGCCGGGAGTCTTGCCCCAGCCCAGCTCGGGATAGAGCTTGGTGCCGTCCTGCTTCTTCAGCGCCGCCAGAGAGCTGCGGAAGGCAGGTGCCATCGCCATGCCGGACACTTCCAGATCGTTGCCCTGCACCAGGCCAACGGCCGTCTCCACGTCCGTGTCCGCGTCGGCGGTGACGGTGGCGGTCTGAGTCACGAGATTATCGAAGTGGTTGGTACCGATGACCGCAGAAGCGGCACCGGTGCGGGGATTCACGCCGTGGAAGCCTGCGATGTCAAGGCCGCGGGCAGCCTTTGCGGCAAAGCCCTCAGAAAAGCGGCGCAGAACATCGAGCTTGTACTCCTCGGAGCCATAGATGAACTCGTCGGAAAAACGGGCACCGTACTCGAACTTGTACGGTCTGACCTTCACAGGGGCAATGGTCACTCCGCCGGCGACTTTCGCCTCATTTTCTCCGACAACAGAGATCTCGTTGTCGAAATCGAAGGTGAAGTAGTCGATGCCGTTGAACGGCAGAGGCTCCGCGCCAGAGAGGCGCGCAAGGCTGGACTTGCCGCGCACCAGCTGGATCATACCTTCGGCGATGTCAGCGGGCAGCAGCGTGCCGCGGGATACGGGATTGGGCATTTTCAGTTACCTCCTAAATTGAGATTGTTGAGAAGCTCACGGTAAGCTTCATTGTCTTTTCCGCCTTTCTTCCCCGAGGCTCCGGAAGAGCCATCGGGCACATAACCCTTGGGCGGCTCGGGGTCGTGCTTGGGTTTGCCGATCAGCCTGGCGAGCATCGCGGCGTCCTTATCCAGATCCTCGGCAGTCTCGCCGTTGAGGCGAGCAGCGAAGTCTGCGGGCAGTCCGGCCTTCAGCGCTGCATTGGTCCGCCTCAGGCCCAGAATGGTCTCATTCTGCGTTTTGATCGTTCCGTCTTTCTCGCCCACCTGCTGCTGCAGTGAGGCGTAATCGGAAAACTTGTCCCGCTCCTGCTGAAGCAGCGGAGCGACTGCCGCGTCGAAATCAGCCTGCGTGGTAATCGGTGTAAAATCTTCCCCCATGGGATTCTCCTTTCCTGCCATATGGCATTGATCTGACCGCGCTGGGCGGCCTATTGCAAACGCCGGGCGGTAACCCGCTCGGCGTCAACAACTCATTTTCTGTTTGTTTGGTCTGTCCTTGAAGTTCTCTGCTGCCCAGACAGCAAGAATTGCGCTGTCCAAAATGGAAATGTCCGCGCCGTCGAGAATGGATTTATACCCGAAGCCCCCGTTGGTGCCAATGGCGCGGTGATCACAGTTTTCCACGATCTGCTGCAGTGCAGGCTGTCCCATATGGCAAAGCGTCTCACCGAAAACCTGTCGTTCAAAGAAGGCGTTGGCCTCGATGATGTCTTTGACGCGCGGCAGATAAGGGCTTTGCACTTTTGCGTCTTTCAGCTCACGCACGAGCAGTTCCTGGCCGCTGGCTCCATCGATCACAATTCTTTTCGCGTGACCGGCGACATGCCGTAGGAAGGCCACGATCCAGTCATTGCCGATGCGGGTTTCCCGACAATCGACCGTCTCCACAAAGATGCGGTCGTCCACCGTGCGCACAGCGACAGAGAGACTGACGCTGGCCGCGTCGTTGTTGTACTTGATGCCGACATACATGCGGCCCTTGAGTTCCGGGAGTCCATCGCATTTCAAACGCTCCCACTCCTGCCGGGTAAATACAGATTTGAGATTGAACTCGATCCATAGCCCCAAACGCTGGATGTTGAAATCCAGAACATCTTCGCCAATCTCATCTGCCACCGTGCGCTCCGTCAGCCCCTGACCGAGGGATGGGTTTGTCTCATACCAGCTGTCACGATCCCAGGGATCGGTTTGCACGCTGACGCTCCACTCGGCCCAGCCAGCGCTGAGCGTCCTGCCTTTGGCCACCTGCTCCCGGAACTTTTTGAAGACTGTGCCGGCGCTGTTCGGCGTCGGCGGTGTCCCAAGAAAGATTGTCTGCGGATTCTCGGAGGCTGCGATCGTGTATTTCAGAGCGGCGTCCTGATCCGTGGTCAGTTCCTGCGCCTCGTCGTACACCAGCAGGTCAAAGCTTTCGCCGATGCCGCCGGTATTGGTGCGCGTGCGGAACTCGATCTTGCCGCCGCCCTTGACCTCTATGTGCTCCTTGCCGCGGGCCTTATACGACGAAACGACCACCAGACCGGCCTTTTCGACCCGGTCAAGCAGTCGTTCCCATGCTTTGTGTGCAGTATCTGTTCTGTGCGCCGTGTGGATAATGTGCTCTCCCCTCTCCAGGCCTTTCAGCTCCCGGATCAGGACAACCTCGTTCTTGCCGTTCTGGCGCGGCACGGCAAGGCCAAATTTCGTATGTTTCCAAAGGCCCTTGGTCGTCATGGCCATCAGGTGCTTTACAAGAAGCGCCTGCCATTTCCGCGCCTTCCTGCCTGTGGACTCATATAAAGAAACCGCCTCGGCCCCGATGGACTTCCGGTAAGGCAAAATCACCGAGAAGGTCGGGGTCTGGCGGCCTATTCGCTTTTTAGGCATATCATACTTCTGGAATCATTTCCGCTATTTTATCAGCGAGTCTGGCAAATGCATCCGCTTTCGCGCCTCTCGGATCTCCATTGGGAAGGTCGGAATACATTGCCTCAACAGCATAGACACGTTCCAAAATATCAAGAGCCTCATCCTCAGAGTATTCTTTCCCTTCATTTACTTCGATTCCCTCTTCCTGAAGCATTTTCTTCTCTTTGCCATTGAAATCAAGTCTCATTGTTCTCCCCTCCCTTCAACTTTTTGGCGAGCTTTGAATGCGTTTTATGCGTCGTTGTGATTACTCCAGTATCAGGATTAATTGTAACTGTTGTTTTTTCTCCAACCACCACAAACGAGCGTCTTCCCAGCGTATCTGTCTTGATCTCTCCGATTTTCAAAGGATGGTCAATGGCTTCCTTTATTTCTTCGATTGAGATCCCGCGTTCATCCATCCGATCAAAAACGTGAGCTCCCACAGATTTGATGCGTACGCCATTAACCTCAGTCTCGATCACCTTGCGTGCCTGGCGACTTCGATACTCTTGTATTTCCTTTTCCTGCTCGACTTCCTTAGCCCTTGCGATTCTGGCATCCCGCACGCTGTCATAGGAGATCTTCGTGTGGACATCAGTCTTCTCTCCATTGCCTGGATCGTAGAGTACCAGGCAGCGGCAGCGGTTGTGTCGGCGGTAGACTTCACGGTCCACCGGGTAATCGTATTTCCCGGCCAGGCCGGAGCACCAATCGCAGCACCCGCTCTCGGCGATACGCGTCACCGTCGGATAAAGGCCGGCCTTTCCGTGATACTCGACATTTTCCCGGATCGCGTCATCCACGACGCTTTGAGAGAAGGTAACCACCGGCTCGCCGAGGACCCATGCAGCCTGTTCAAAGCTGTCGTAGCTCGCGGCCAGATTATAGAGCTCATTGAGCCGCTCCTTATCAAGCTTTGGAACCACGGCCTTGACACCGAGGCCCGCCGCTTTGTTGAGGCTCTGCTGGGTGATCTTCGCCGCGTAGGAAATCAGATCGTGGTTTTCCTTGAGCAGCGGCCCGAGGAGCTTCTCGGCGATGTTGTAATACAGCTTGCCGTCCGGGAGATCCTTGGCGGAAACCCTGAACTTCAAGGCCTTGGAGAGCAGTTCGCCGAGGCGCAGCGCATAAGCGCTTACGTCCTCATAGTCTGCTTTACCGTCCTCGATCTTAAACCGGAGCTGTCCTAAGAGTTTATCCGAATTCCGATAGTTTGTAAAGACCTTCTGCACTTCCTCCAGCAGCGCCGGTGCAATATCCGTCATGCGCTGCCTCCGGGCTCGATGCCGGTCATGTCATACAGGGTCTCCGCAGTAATAAAACCTGGTACAGCCTGGTTGATCTTAATGATCCCATCGCCCAAAGCATTCAGGCTTGTCGGGTCATACGGGAACACGGGCCGCCACATTGGCTTTACCTCTCCCAGGATATCCCGGGAGTAGGTGTAATCGTCTCGGAGACTTGCGGCAAGCAATCCGGCATTGAGAAACCCGCTCCCGAAAGTACGCTGTGCCTTTTCCGCGCGTATCTTCAGATTTTCATGGGCTGCCTTGATTGCTTCCTGGGAGGACGGATTATCAGAGGGAAAACCCATATCGTCCAGCGTCAGCTTCGTCGCCCCGGCGAAAAGGGACGCAAACATCCGCAGCTGTGCCAGATGGGGCTCCATAGAGCCCTGCGTAAACTGGCCAAATTTGGGAGATTCGCCTTCCTCATCCTTGGTCATCATCAGGAAGCTGCTCATGCTGGCCTGCCACTTTTCCGACAGTTCCGCATCCTGGGCAAGTCCGGTGACCCACTTCTGGGGGAAGCTGTAGAACTCGGCAGAGATTTCGGAACGCTTGATGGTGCGGATCGCCCCCTCGGTGTGGGCCATGCAGGCCCGGCTGATCCGGGAGTGCCCGAAGGGCCGCATCGAATCCGGCTGATAAAGAATCGGCACCAGCAGCGGGGCCCCCGCCGGGTGCGAATCGGTGCGGTAGTGCTTCCCGTTAAGGAAGTAAAAGGTCTCCGTCGAAGTGAACCAGGCCTCCAGCACCGGCCGCTTCGCATCGTCCCTGGAGAGAACCGCATAGCCTTCCTTCAAAAGCCCAGTCGTCTCATCAATCTCGCCGGTGGCATTGGTGCCGTCGATGACTTCAAGCCCCGGCTGCCCATCTTCCTTGCGGAGGATCCGGATAAAATCACAGGCAGTGATCAGAGCACCGAGAACCGCAGAGTCAAACAGCACATCCGGGTTGTTCTTCTGGAAGATGCCGTTCATGTCCAGGAAGTCGTTCTTGAATTCCCGGAACATCAGCCGATCGGCGAGGATGTCCACCGCGTTGGCACACCAGCTGAGCGAAGAGGCCCAGGCCCTGAGCGCCGGCGGCGTGGAGATTCCCAGATCAAGCGTGATGTTCTTCATCTCGTAGAAGGCATAGCGCTTCAAGGCACGGGTGCGCTTCTTGGCCAGCTTCCGCCGCATGTATTCGATTCCCTTGTATTCGTATGCCATGACCGGCTCCTCATATCGTGTGTTTTTTCGTGTAGACGGCGGGTGAAGGGCTTTCAGGGGCACGCATGGGGTGGGTACGCCCCCTATCTGGTCTTGAAATTTTTCCAGTCAAACGACAACGGAAGATTTCGGTTTGATATCAGATTTTTTTCTGCGTGCGCATTTGGCCCATTATCCTGCAAGAGGTTGTCTGACTTCTGTCGGTTGCAGGTCAGGTGAGCCAGCTGCAGGTTGCTCAGATCAGACGGGTGACCGCCGCGATTGATCGGGATGATATGATCGACCGTCTTGGACATAGGATCAGGGTAGCGGAGGGAGAAGTCCACCGGCTTCCCGCAGATTCCGCAGACGGTTTGGGTCGCATAGATCTTCTTGCGGTTTCGGTCGAGCACCGTCCGGTGCTCTCCCAGCTCGTCCTTGCGGTATGGTCTCGGCATCCTGGCACCTCTTTCCGCAGCTTTCGACGGTACTAAGATAAACCGGCCTGCTGGCTTTTTAGGCTACAAATCACACAAGGCCAAGATTCTCAGCGACCAGGCGGATAAAGTCACCGTGCCACTCCTTCGCTGCGCCATAGGATACGTGGCAGTAATCGGCTGCACCCTGGAGCGTGTGACTCTTCCGGAAGTATACCCGTTCGATGATGGAGCAGCGGAATCGACCGTTGGGGAGACGTCTGGTCTCTGCGAGCGCCCGCTCGACAGCCTCAAGTCGGAGCTGTTCCTTTCTCGGAAGCTCCTTCATGGCCAGCGCCTCGGTCGGATTGCTGATCCCGCCGCCTCCACCGTTTGCGTTATAGCGTGGCGTAATGGTGGCGGATGATCTGAGCCGTGCCAGCTCCCTCTTGTAATCGGGATAGGCACGGAGCACATTCTTGACGTAGCCCCACCACGGTTCTCTCGGTTTGCTCATGTTGATACTCACCTCTCTGTTATCAGGACTTTACACATTTACAAGCTAAAGGAAAGGCCGCTGTGCGGCTTCATTTATTCGTCTGCCCGGTTGTTCCGCCGAGCCTTATGTACTTCTTTTACATAGTGGAAACACATATACCCGTAGTGGTTATAGTCCACATACAGGAAACGGTATCCCCTCGGAGCGATCGGCGGACGTTCAGGCGAATAGCTCACCCTGCACTCTGTCGGGTTCTCCGCGTCTGGTTTTTTGACCGTCGCGCGCGAATACTTATATCTGACTCTTCCGCCCTGCTCCGGCGTCCAGTGGTCAAAAAGGTAATTGGCAAGGCCGGTGTAATCCTGGCCACAGTCGATGCCGTTGTACCGTGTGTTCTCCCGAAGGTGTGTGCAGTGCTTCACGCTGCCCCAGATCCAGAGTTCTTTGATCGCTTCTTCCGGGACTCCGTCTGAGATCAAATGGAAGTGGATGCGGTGCGTGGACTTCCCTCGGCCCATATATAGATTGATTTTCGCGTCCGGGAAGCGCTTCTTCAGCTGACGATAGTATTCATCCCGGATTGCTCGGGCGTCCTTGAACTCGTGCACCTCATGCTCATCATCGAAGGTATGGGTGCTGTAGTAGGAGCTCGGCCCATAATTGGCATTGATCAGCCGGGCATGATACCGCCGGGCGATCAGGCGGCGATGCTCGGCCCGCTCTTCGTCATTCTTGAACCGGATGCGCGGCTTCGCCTTCTTCGGTTCCTTCACACGGTCACTGACGCTGTATACCACCTGGTCACAGGTCGCGCCGGAGAAGATGCGGCGTTTCATTTTCATGCCGTTTCAACCGCCTTCCAATACTCTTCAGAAAACATAGGCTCTATGCTTTTCCAATAAGCAGCGTGGGCTGGGATCTTGTGCGCCCTGGAGATCCACTCTGAGAGATTTCTTCTCAGCCCTTTGCTCATGAGAAGTTTTTTAAGTCTCTTTCTGGTCATGGCTTTTCCCTCCGAGGCTTCTTTGGTTATGCCTTGGTCTTCACAGCTGCACGAATCGCCGATTCATGCAGCTATCAGGATCAAGACCCGGCTCAGCGGAATTGCACCGCAGCACCTGGCGACGTTGTCCGACACAGGCGAGACCCTTACCGGGATGTGATCTTATATACATTCAAGGAGAGGACAACAGGCCGCCGGGTCATGCCCCGGCAATGGATAGGCCTGCATATATCGGGCGACATCAGCCGCCCTTCGAAGAATCCTCCGCTTGTTTCGATATGATTCTCTTGATTTGGAGCCTGTAATAATCCTTGCCTGGCTCTGCGCCCCATTCTGGGTGCCTTGCCCGACGTCGATGGTGCAAATGGCCACAAATGACGGGGTATCAGAAGAATAGCCGTTGCGGAAACGGATGGTAACCTCTCTCCGCTTCCATTCGTCCGTTTCGCTGGTTTTGTATTTGCCGATATACGGCCAAAACCGCTGGTGGTAATATCGGCTACGGTCCCGGTATTCCTCCTTCTTCTCTCCGGAGAGAATCATTTCGAACCATTTTTTCTTGATTGGAAGCGTCAGCATATTGTTTCCTCCTCAGGCGGCAGCGGCCGGCAGCACTCAGATGTGCCGCGCAGGTGGGCGAAGCTCATGGGAATGCCGAGAAGCTCCCCTCTTGCCTTCCGCTCCCGTAGTTCCTGAGTAAGCTGTGCCCGATAGCAACGTTTCGGGCAGTAGCTCTTTCGATAATCCGCACAATGCGTGGCGTCATGATTCATGTCTCCACCTCCGCCTTGGCCCGCTCACCGCCGCCGGGGCGGGCCTTTCGATACTCTTTTCTCTGCGGTGTATGCTCATACTGCATCAGGATCCGGGGCTGTAAGCAGAGCTTACATACGCCCCAGCGCTCTGACCCCTCCACTGGCGTGGTAATATAGATCTTTTCCAGCTTCGAGGCGCACTCCGGGCAGATGGTGTTATACATCGCACCCCACCGCACCCGCGCCTTCGACGCATGTCAGCGCCTCATACTCTGCGCGCAGCTCATCCAGCTCGGCGGTCCTGGCCGTGAGCTTATCTCCCGCGGCGTCAAGATCGCTGCGAAGATGCCGGCAGAGCTCCTTGTACTCAGACAGCTGCTTCGTCAGCTCCTCGATGTCTCCGATCAGGCTGTCCCTGTTGTCGAACTCCTGGGCAAGCGTCCGCCGGGCATCCTCCAGCTTATCGGAGACCTTCCGGCGTTCCCGCTCGGAACTGGCATAGCGCTGCTGATACTCGGAGAGCTGGCGCTGAAGGGTGTCGATCAGCTCAGCGGTCTTCTCCCGCTCCTCGTTGAAAGCCGATATGGCCCGGCTCTGCAGCTTGTCCTTTTCCGAGAGCTGAGCAAGGTCACTCTCCTGATCCTCCCGGATGCTCTCGGAATACCGGAGGCAGCTTTCGCTGCGTTTGCGCTCCCGCTCCATGGCGACATATTTCTTGTGCCAGTAGGAATCGAACGGGATGAGAAGAATATCGAAAAACATAATCAGCCCTCCCCCAATCTTTCTAACGCCTTGTTAAGAATCACGCGGGCAGCGCCGCACAGCTTTTTGGCGGTCTCCTGGTCTTCCTCGCCGATCTCCCGCACCTTCTCCATCATGCTGTTGAAATTCTCCTGCACGCTCTTGAAATAGACGCCGAACGCCGCGACATTGCCGTTTGAAGCTTTCAGCTTCTTCTGTGTGGCCTCCAGCTCCTGCGCGATCCGCTCCCGCTCCTTCTCGGCAGCAGCAAGCTTCTCATCGGCGCCGGCGGCAGCCTTGTCCACCTTGGCCTTGAGCTTTTCCGCCTCGGCATTGGCCTTGTTCAGCTTGTCGGTGAGCTTTTTGGTTTTTTCTGCCCATTCTGCAGCCGATTCCGCCTTTGCCTTCTGGACAGCCTCCTCAATGGCCTTTTCGTCCCGCTCGACGGCGACCTCCACCGGGCGGCTCTCCAGTTCCCGGATCTGGTCTTTGAGGCTCTTTTCCGTCCTGGCCGCCTGATCGATCCTGTCCAGCAGGCCGGCTTTCTCTTTCAGGGCCTCTTTCCCTTTATCCGCATCTTCGCGCAGCTCGTCGATCTTGGCCTGCAGTTCAGCGACCGCTAGCCCCTCCCCTTCCTCCATCTCATGGAGGGCTTTTTCCGCGGCCGCTGCGCGTTCCTCGGCGGCCTTCTTCTCGGCGATCGCCTTTTCAAGCTCCCGCGCCGAAAGCGACTCGGCGCCGACCTCCGCGGCGAATTCCTCACGCTCCTCCTCAGGTACGGCGAGGAGCTTCAAAGCGTTGGAAATACTGAGATTTTCCAACGTTGGAAATTTATTTCCCACACCGAAGAGATTCCCCTGATCCTCGCCGTAGCCCTCATAGAGAGCCTCGAACCGGGATGCCGAAGCTGCGGAGAAATCCGTTTCCTTCTTGAGCCATTCCGCCCAGCCGTGTGGCCCGACCTTTTCGTGCGCGATGTGCAGCCGGTACCCGATCTGGATGCCGTAGCTGAGCGCCATGCGCCGGGCCTGCGTGGTCAGCAGCCGGATCTCCCCGCCCAGCTGCTCCGGGCTCAGTTCTTTTGTGTTCGTTGTCATCAGCTCATTCATGCTGCAGTGCTCTCCTTCCTGTTGTCCTTTTTGCAGCCTGCTCTCACCCATGCGAGCCAGGCCGCCTCAAAAGCCTCGATCTCCGGCGTCCTCACACAGTTGTGGAGACCGCGGTTTTCCGTGACGCTGAGAAACTTTTCGTTGAAATTCAGGGTGAACCACGGTTTATCCGGCTCTTCCACCCGGCGGATAAAGAAGATCGTCAGCTCCCCTGCTGCATGCCGCTTGGCATAGGTTGCCACACAATGGTGCAGGGCGCTTCCCTCTTTCCGCAGTTCCTGCTCCGAGGCCGCCGGGCGGATCAGGATACCGTCATGCTCCCAGGCGTAACGGCTCATCCGTTCAAAGCGCTCGGTGAACTTCCCGGCTCTGGCCTCCGCTTCCCTGCGCTGCTTTTCCGTCTTGATCTCATTGATCCGCGCCACATACTCGTCATGCTTCCCCCGCAGATTCTGGGGGAAGCGACCCTCCCGACTGTCCAGCGCGATCCCCAGTTCACGCGCCATCCGCCAGGTATCCGTAAGATCGTAAAAGCTGAGATCTCTCTTGTAGCGCCGCTTCTGCCTGCTCAGATAGCGCGTCACGAAGCTCGGCATGATTCCGTTTTCCAGCAGGTCAAGCTGCTGATCCCGGCTGAGCTCTTTGCCCGCCTCGTCGCCGGGGCGGATCGTGTATCCCTTTTTCCGCGCTTCCTGGATCACACGCAGCCGGTGGACGCCCTCTTTTTTCTCCAGGTTCTTGAAATAGGGCAGCTCCTGCTTGGTAAGCCGCAGGATCTCCGCCGGCTTCGTCTTCTTCCAGTCGAGATCTCTGAGACAGTCAAGCCGCGTCGTCCAGCTTGCGCTGTAACCGCCGCCGACCTTCTCCTCCGCGATGATCCCGGCCACCAGCTTGGCGGCGCCGCAGGTCATAAGGGTCTCGGCCTTGTGGCGGCGCTGATAGAGCCTCAGCCACACGATGGGGAAAAGGTATTCCCCTTTTATGTTCATATAGAGTTCCAGCTTGCTGTTTTCGAGCCACGTGCCCTTCGTCACCTGTTCGATCCCCTCCGGGCACCAGAGCAGCTCGATATCGAAGAATCGGTCCTTCATCTGGCTCAGGCCTGTCCACCTGTCGTCCGGAAAACAGTGTCCGAATACCCCGCTGCACCAGTGCTTATAGCAGCCGGCGCTCTTCTCACCGAAGACAACCGCCTCCCAGGGAACGGCGGAGATCCAGGAGCTTCCGTCCGGATGGACGCCTCTCTCCGCCCGCCACATATAGCAGACCAAGTCATTTCCGACCCGCTCCAGACTCATGGGCCAGACGTAACGTCGCAGGTTCTTCGCCGCGCTCGTGTGCAGCACGGTGACCTTCTTTCCGCATTCCGGGCACGCTGCCTCCTGCCCGCTCCCGTACGCTGCAAATCCGCCTTCCGCAGCCATCCAGGCCACGCCGAAGCTCGCGCTCCCGCTTGAGCAGCGGACATTGTAGGCCCGCTCCAGCGTCATACGCGCCCCGCAGGCGGAGCACACGGCCTCGGCGGTCGGTTGGCTCAGACCCGTGATGGGCTCTCTGGTGTTCCCGGCCTTGTAGATGAGATATTCCGGCCAGTCGATATCCTTCTGCTCCCGGAGCCAAGGCACCAGCCCCTCGGGAGCTCTGTCTCTCAGCACCATCCCGCTCACCTCACAGGAAGGATGCGAAATCGACGATCTCGCCGGCGGTCTCGGGCTGGACACTCCGGCTGCCCGGTTCCGGGATGCCGTAGAACTTCCGGATGATCCCCTCCGCCACATTCGGCGGCACAACGGCGCAGTTTCCCTTTTTATGGGCGTCTGCGTAGGCGCGGATCTTCTTCTCGCACTCCGTCAGGCTCATCTCCTTCACGTCCAGATCCTTTTCCACCAGCTCGGCGGCCAGCGGCTCCCGGCGGCAGATATCCTTCAGCTGTTCGCCGAGCATCCAGACGACGGTGTCCTCTCTGCCCTTCTGCTGCGCGGCGATCTTATCAAATACGCTCACAGTTTCCTCCTTGTAAATTCCGGCCCTGTGAGGTATAATGCACTCACAGGATTTGTGATTTGACGTCTGCAATTCCTCGGCCGTCCCGGCGCAAACGGGGCGGCCTTTTTTTGTTCAGAAATCATCGCTCAGGTCGATCCCGGCCAGGCGGCATGTCCAGTACAGGGCGCACATGCCCAGCACCAATAACACGGCGGCGCCGAAAAAGAGCACGTCCTCGATCATTTCCCGGATCTTCTTCATTTCGCCACCTGCTTTCCCCTGCACCAGATCGGTCTGGTGATGTTTCTCGGCTCTCTCGTGACGGCGGTATCCACCACCCGGCGGGCGCCCATGGCCGGCTTTTCCGGGTCGCAGCATACAGCCCGGAAGCAATCGTAGCGATTCACCGGCTTCTCATAATCAAGCACGGCGCAGCCATCGCAGCACCCGCTCCCGCTCATTGCGCGGCCTCCATTCTGGCCTTTACGGCGCCGTTGTAGATCTGGCCAAACCAGTCAGTGGAACCGGGCAGAAACCTGACCGGCATGATGATTGCGGTGAGGAACATTCCGTCCTTGACGGCAATATAAGGCGCACCGCTGTCCGAGTAGCGCAGCGTCATGCGCAGGTTCTCGCTGTCGTCAACGGCCTTCAGGTATTTCGTCTGGATGAAGTAGACCTTGCCGCCCGGCTCCCGGACCGGTACCATATCCCGCCCGTCGAGCATCACACGGCGGTATGTATCGAAGACCAGCTCGTCCTCGTCGGTATCGTCCGCGCTGTCATAGCCGCCTGGGAAGCCGCCGGTCTCGGTGTAGATCTCCGCGGCCTTGTCCACCGGGATATCGAAGATCGTGCAGAGCGTCGCCGGCGTCATGCGGCCCAGGTTCTCCGGCAGTATGAACAGCGCGCCGCCTTCTCCGGCCCACTGGCGGCCGTCCTCTTCCTCAAAAAGGATGATGCTTTTCGCCTTCTTGCAGAGCGCGCCCACGTTTTTCAGTTTCAAGCTCCTTTTCCTCCTTTCCAATTGGTCGGCAGCCCGTTCACCTTGCGCCACCAGAAGATATTGGCCCGCTTGGTTCCCACGGCCATCGCCACCTGAATATCATTCAGGCCCTGCTGATAGAGCCGCAGCGCCCGCAAGACATCAAAGCTGTAGACGCCTTTGTTGTGGGCTTTCTTCGGCTGCTTCGGCGTTCTGATCCTGCTGCCCGGCAGGGCAATCGGCCGCTGCTTCTTCTTTGCCTGGCCGCGCTGCCGCTTTTCATACAGCGGGCAGTTTTCCGGCCACAGCAGCGGCTCCTTCTGCAGCTGCTCCGCGCTCAGGCGATCCACGCCCAGCAGGTCGTACACCGCCTTTAGACGGCTCTTTCCGGTCATAAGCAGGTAATCGCAGCCACCGCCGCGGCAGATCTCCCCACGGTATTTGCAGGCCCGCCGGCACGGCTTCCTGCTCTTACTCATAGCGGCGCGCCTCAAAATGCGAGGCCACAAAGTTGAGCAGTGCGGTCTTGATGTTGCCGTTGGCCTCTTCCCGGCAAATCAGCCAGGAATCCCGCACGTCGGCGATCTTCCGCCCGGTCAGGTGCGCCACGGCCTCGATGACGCGGTTCATGTCGATCTCTTCCGCCTTTTTCAGCGGACTCACGGTCTCGGTGTTTTTCATTTGTGCTTCGTCCTTTCCTTGCTCTCAGCGTCGATCACGTCATCCAGGAAATCCACAAGGGCCGCGAAGGGATCCCCGGGATTGTCCAGCATCCGTGCGGTGAAGCGGAGGGACAGCTTATCATGTCCCAGGCCGGTCACCGCGCCGAGGGCCTGGAGTAGCTGCTCCGTCTGGATCTGCGGCGGGTACTTCCTCGCCGCCTGGATCTCCGCCGCCTGCATCAGCAGGTCGTGTCTTTTGATTTCCGTATGTAGTCCCCCTCTTTTATTCCAGCGACCGGAGCTTCGCGTACTCCTCCGGGTGCTGGGTATAGTAGTCGCTCATGACGGCCGTCAGTCGTTTCGTGGCGTTCTCCCGGAAGCGCCGGTCCTGCTCGGGCGTCCGCTCCTCCCAGGGGATGATGCTGCCGTCTTCGAGGATCAGGTACCCGACCACGGTGATATCGTCTTTTCTCGGTTTCCTCGGCTTCCGTTCCGCCACGCGACCACCTCCCTTCTTTCATGGTATTCCGCCAGGGCTTGACCGATTCGTTCTTGGCATGATAAAATCTCCCCGAAAGGGGTTGATTCAATGGAAATATCGAAAAAGATTACTTTTCCTGGCTCCTCTGCATTGTATCTTGGATCATTCGAAGAGCCTTCTGAGTGCCCTTTGTGTAAGCACAAAATAAAGCCTGAGGAGTTGCACTGCGGAACTTATAAGGATGAGGAAGGCAAGGAATACCTTTATCTGCTCTATCTGTGCCATCACTGTTATCAGGTTTTTACCGCTCTTCACTTGTGCAGCAAGGATGTAGTGATGAGAACCGGCGAAAAAGTTTTCGAATCTGCAATGTTGTATATTGGGCCCTCCTGCTTTACTCCGCAGGAGTTCGATGCGGCAATCACCATGCTTTCTCCGCAGTTTGTGAAGATCTTCAACCAGGCTCTCGAGGCAGAGGCCCAAGGTCTCGATGAAATCGCCGGAATTGGATACCGCAAAGCCATTGAGTTTTTGGTGAAGGATTACTGTATCCACCTGCATCCTGATGAAGCCGAGGGAATCAAAGCTAAATTTCTTGGCAACTGCATCAAGGAATATGTGGATGATCATCGGATCAAAACTCTGGCCGAGCGCACTACCTGGATCGGTAATGATGAAACGCATTACACTCGCAAGATCGAAGGTAGAGATATATCGGATATGAAGAAGTTTATTCAAGCCATGGTATACTTCATAGGAATGGTACTGATCACCGAAGATGCCGAAACCATCTCTCACGCCTGATCATCCTCGATCCGAAACTCAATATCGAAGTCGAAACGTGACAGGTTACTAATCGTTTCATTCAACTGTTGTGCTTCTCTTTTTGCCTGGTCGATCAGATCACGGAACTCCGGCAGATTCTTTGCCGAGATTTTCAGATGATTATCCACCCGGTACATCTCAATCCCGCTCTCCCCTGCCCGCTCTGATTTATCAGGCGGGCAGATTTCTTTTTTAGTCAAACCCGCTCACCTCCTTATATTCTCGCATTTATGCGAGTTATTGAGCAAAAAAAATTTTCCTCGCTTCATCGGTGGAAAGATTCAGGGATGAAACCAGTTTATGCATCTGGCCAACAGAAAAAGCGAGCCCGTCGCACTTCATTTTTCTTGAAAAAGTGCTGTAATCAACACCAATTTCCTTTGCTACCGCCTCTTTGGTTTTTCCGCTCGCTGCAATGCTCTTCTTGAGCAACTCGACATCAACGTGCATGTTCGCCCTCCTTTCTCGCATTTTTGCAAGTCCATTTTGAAAATAGCACAAGCCTCTTGCTTTGTCAATCCCTATTTTCGCATTTTTGCAAGTTTTTATTGCAAATTCGCAAATTCATTATTGCATTTTTGCAAGGTTTATGATACTGTCTCAATGAGGTGATAAAAATGACTACCGGCGAACGCATAAAAGAACGACGTAAGGCGCTCGGACTATCAGCAGAATATGTCGCAGAGCGTCTTGGTGTTTCTCCGGCTACGATATATCGTTACGAAAAAGGCGATATAGAAAAAATGCCGGGCAATATTCTTGAGCCAATTTCCAGAATTCTAAATACTACTCCCGCCTTCTTGATGGGTTGGGAAGATTCCGCGCTTCCAGACAACATTCTTCCCATGCCCCAGATGAAAGCCATCCCGCTCCTTGGCGTCATTGCCTGTGGTGAGCCCATTCTTGCCGCTGAGAATATTGAAGGCGATGTGTCCATGCCCGAGCATGTTATCGCTGATTTTGCTCTTCGATGCAAAGGCGACAGCATGATCGAGGCACGGATCTTCGACGGCGATATCGTCTATATTCGCCAGCAGCCTTCCGTTGAGAACGGTGAGATCGCGGCCGTGCTGATCGGCGACGAGGCCACGCTGAAGCGCGTCTATGTTCACCCGGACAAGCTGGTGCTCTCCCCCGCCAACCACAATTACGAACCGTTTATATATGTCGGCGAGGAAATCAGCAGCATTCGTATTCTGGGCAAGGCCGTGGCCTTTACCAGCGCGGTGAGATAGGAGGGCATTATATGGCTGTCTTTCTTGCTTTGCTTTTGATTGTTGTCATTGTCTTTCTCGCTCGAAAAAGAAAGAAAAACACTTCCAATGGCGGCGATGGTGTTGTCTCGAATAACCCCTCGCCTTCATCGCTTCCCTCCGATATTGACGCCGAGCTCGCAAATGAGCAGGCCGCATATGATTCTTATATGCAATTGCCTCAACTCGCCCCGGAAGAGCTTGGCGGATACCCTCTTACCTATCACTATAAGGACGTGAACCTTCGCGTAGCTAATCGAGTAAATGGTGAATTCGAAAACGGAAATACTTCCGTCAAGCGTCTCGGAATAAAGCGCGGCGATATGCTTCTCCTTGTCCCGAATAATACGGCCGTCACCGGTGTCGAGGATCTCGAAAACGTGGCCGTGTACTGGGGAAATACTCAGCTCGGCGACATGAGGATGAACCGGATGCGTATCATGGTCCGGCAGTGGCTCGCCAGTAGTTTGCCTGTATATTGTGTAATGGGAAAGCCGACAGACGACCGCGATTTCTTTGTTGAGATTGGCTTCTACGGAAAACCCAGTTCGAAGCGATAAGTAAAAAACACCTGTGGCGCAAAAGGAAAGCCGTATGACACCAAAAGATATTTTGCCCGATACTGTACTAGAGGACATTGAGCGCTATCGCTCCTATCATTGGAAGCCGGGCATGATCGTGGAACTCCTTTACCGCCGGCACGGGCTGCGGATCCCGCAGCGTTGCCTCAAAGCCCTGGCCGACAGCAGGACCTGTCCCGGCAGCTGCATTGAGACCTGCCGCGCATTCCGTGCGGCTCCTCCCGTTCCCGATCTCCCGCTCCCGGAGCCGCAGGTGGATCTCGACTCCATTCCCCCGCTCTCGGAGTATTTAAAGTAAAAACGTCCCGTGGCCCGGAACAGAAACAGAAACAAGGAGGCATCATCCATGAAACGAATCGCTTTCACCCTTCTGGCGCTCGTCATGCTCTTCACCGCCGCCTTCCCCTGCTCCGCCTTCGCAGAGATCCCGGACTTCTCGGACATGACCGATGAAGAGATTCAGGAGATCATCGATGCGGCCCGAAACGAGCTGGTTTCCCGAAAGCTCGAAGAGGAGGACGCATACCTGCTGGTGGATCAGGACGGCGTTCAGATCTACCTGACCGGCAACTACACGCTTTACGACTATGACGATCCTTTGCTGGATCTGGAGGCCGTCATCATTAACAACACCGACAGCAAGATCGGCGTTCATTCCGATATCTGCTGTGTCAATGGATGGGATGTTGATTTCTACGGTGCAACCGACATCACTGCCGGCAAGAAAAAGAAGTGTGAGTTTGAGCTGCAGATCGGCGACGCCGATATTTCCACTTTTGAAGAAGTAGAAGATTTTGAGATCTCTTTTGTCGTTTACAATGCGGATACATACGATGATATCTTCACTTCCGATGTGGTGATCCTCCATTTTGGCGAATAAAAAAAACGCCCCGGGTCTCCCCGTGGCGGAGAAATAGAAATCAGGAGGTACAATGGCTACTATTAAGAACAGTCTACCCGGAATTCTTTGTGCCCATATTGATGATAGGCTCAAGCACTGTATCACTATTCTCACTGACAGCATAATTCCTCGTGAGGTAAATGACGCTATGACCGCTGTATTTAAGGCCGTCGCTGACCAGTTGGAAAAGGAGAACCTTGATATTTCAGGGCGCATGAGCATAAATTGTATTTTTTCTGAGTCCGATTCCTTTACTTACATAATGTCCGAAGATTCCTTAGCAAGTTGCATTATGGTAGCTTTTTATCCTCTTAATAAATTGGTACCGCTAGTGGGGAGCAATTTGCTTTTTACAGTTTTATGTGAAGAATTGTGCCACCTGATTTGGAACATACGCGATGAGACTCTTATTAACTACAAGGTTTTGGAAGTATTGAAAAATATAAATGAAGATCTCACTTTGGAAAGCCTCGGATACAAAGTATAGCTAGTTACAGCGCTGGTATATTCTGCAACAGAAAGAGCTATAAGCTTATAGAAAGCAAAAGGAGGCTGATGCCTATGAAAACGGCTGCCGCGTATCTCCGTGTCTCGACGGAGCGGCAGGATGAATACAGCCTTGACAGCCAGCTGAAGCTGATTCGCGACTTCGCGGCCAAGAACGATTATATCGTCACGGACGAATTTGTATTCGTGGACGACGGCATATCAGGCCGGACGGCGGCCAAGCGCCCGGAGTTCCGGCGCATGATCGCCTGGGCAAAAGAAAAGGACCACCCCTTTGAGACGATCCTGGTCTGGAAATTCAGCCGCTTCGCCCGCAACCAGGAAGAGAGCATCGTCTACAAATCCATGCTCTCCCGCTCCGGCGTGGACGTGGTCAGCATCTCGGAGCCGCTGGCCGAAGGGCCCTTCGGATCGCTGATCGAGCGCATCCTCGAATGGATGGATGAATTCTATTCGATCCGCCTGTCCGGCGAGGTCAAGCGCGGCATGGCCGAGAAGGTCAGCCGCGGCGAGGTCGTGACCATCCCCTCCTTCGGCTATGACATTGAAGGGAAAGCCTATGTCCCCAACGCGGACGCAGAGACGGTGCGCCGGATCTTCCGCGAGTATCTCGCCGGTACCGGGATGCAGACCATCGCCCGGCAACTCGGCCTTGAGGGCATCCGCACCCGGCGCGGCAATCCCCCGGAAAACCGCTGGGTGGAGTACATCCTCACCAATCCTGTGTATATCGGCAAGATCCGCTGGTCAAAGGACGGCAAGTCCAATTATCAGCGCGGTGGGGACGCCTCCGGCAGTTATCTGACAGACGGGAACTTCGCGCCCCTGATCCCGCTCGAAGAGTGGGAGGCCGTACAGGAGAAGATCGCCGCAGGCAAGGCCGGCCGGAGCAGATACGAGCGCCGGGAGCAGCACGTCGACTGGATGCTCAAAGGGCTCTGCCGCTGCTCCGCCTGTAACTCCACGCTGGTCTATACCTCCACTGCCTGCCCCACCATGCAGTGCCACAAATACGCCCGTGGTCAGTGCCAGACCTCGCATTCTCTGTCGATCGCAAAGGCAAACCGTCTCGTGATCGCATTTCTGGAAAACTGCGTGGCCACGATGAGCTTCCCGATCGCGCCGCACACCATCAAGCAGGATGCAGCTGCCCCGGACTATGAGCATTTGATTGCAGTGGAGCGTGTGAAGATCCGCAGGATCCAGGAAGCATATGAGACCGAGGTCTACACACTGCAGGAGTATGCCCAGCGAAAGAAAGAGATCTCCGCCCGTATCGACGAACTGGAGCGTCAGGCCGAGCACAGCAGAGCCGAGGCCCGCTCCAAGACCCTTGACCCGCTCGCCTTCTCAAAAAAGGTGCAGGCCGTGCTTGCGATCATCCGGGATCCCGAGCAAAACGAAGCGGCCAAAAATGCCGCCTTGAAAACCGTGGTCTCCTACATTGTGTATGATAAACCCGCCAAGCGCCTGGCCGTATATTTTTACAACTGATTATCATATGTTTTTGCAATATGGAGGCCCGGACGGCGAATTAGGCGCCTCCATGCGCTATCTGAGCCAGCGCTACTCCATGCCCTATCCCGAGCTCAAGGGGCTGCTCACCGATATCGGTACAGAAGAGCTGGGCCACCTGGAGATGGTGGCCGCCGTCATCCACCAGCTGACGCGGAAGATGAGCGACGAAGAGATCCTGCGCAGCGGGCTGGACACCTATTTTGTGGATCATACTGCCGGGGTCTACCCCACTGCGGCCTCCGGTTTTCCCTGGTATGCCGGCAGCATGCAGGTCAAGGGCGACGTGCTGGCCGATCTGAACGAAGATCTGGCGGCCGAGCAGAAGGCACGCGTGACCTATGACAACATCCTGCGGCTCAGCGATGATCCGGATGTGAACAACGTGATGCGCTACCTGCGCGAGCGGGAGGTCGTCCACTATCAGCGCTTCGGCGAAGGGCTGCGGCTTGCCATGGAGAAGATGGATCAGAAAAACCTGTACGCGGTGAATCCCTCTTTCGACAAATAACGCGATCCTAAATAGCACAGAAAAAAGCTGGTTTGTCCTTACGGACAGACCAGCTCAAGGTGTCGACAAAGTGTCGACACCTTGAGCATCAAAAATGAGAACTTCCGGAAAAGTACTCATTTTTGAGATTATCAAACGCGAGAGGGAATAACCAATCCCCTCTCGCGCTCTCCCCATGCGTGCCCTGCTTCCGTCGCATGAGTTTGTCTACA